TTATTTAAGTCAAGCACAACACATTAGAGTTCCTGCTGATGAGATTATCCATGCTTACCTACCTACTAGAGCAGAACAAACTAGAGGTGTTTCTTTGGTTGCTACAGCAATGGCTAATGTAAAAATGCTTAATGGTTATTTAGAAGCTGAAATTGTGGGTGCTAGAGTTGGTGCATCTAAAATGGGTTTCTTTACCTCACCTGATGGTGATGGTTATGTTGGTGATGGTGAATATGAAGATACATTTAATCCAACAATGAACGCTCAAGCTGGTGTATTTGAACAATTACCTGCTGGAATGGACTTTAAGGCATTTGACCCTAATCATCCTAATTCAGCATTTGAATCTTTTACAACTAGCGTATTAAGAAGTATCGCATCAGGTTTAAATATTTCTTATCATTCATTATCTAATGATTTAACTTCAGTAAATTATTCTTCAATAAGACAAGGTGCTTTAGAAGATAGAAGTATGTATCAGATATATCAGCAATTTGTAGTAGAGCATTTTATTAATCCTGTATTTCAATCTTGGTTAGAAATGTCTATATCAACAGGTTATATCAACTTGCCTATGGGTAAATATGAAAAGTTTGCTAGGTCAATTAATTTTATACCTAGAAGTTTTGCTTGGATTGACCCACTAAAAGAAATGCAAGCTAATGTTATAGGATTACAAAATGGTACTTTAAGTTATTCAGATATATCTGCTTCGTATGGAAGAGATGTAGAAGAATTGTTTGAACAGCATCAAAAAGAAATAGAACTAGCCAAACAATATGATATTGAAATAGCATATCAACCATTTGGTCAGAAATTACCTGTAGAAGCTAAGATACAAGGTGGAGAAGAGGAAGAAGATGCCTAGACCTAATGATGGAATGAAATCTGAAGCCCAAAAAGGCTTAGACTGGCGTGAAGAATTTGGTCGTGGTGGTACTAGAGTCGGAGCTGTAAGAGCAAGACAAATAGTAGCTGGTGAAAACCTATCTGATGATACTGTAAAAAGAATGTATAGTTTTTTCTCAAGACATGAAGTAGATAAGCAAGCTGAAGGATTTAGTGCTGGTGAAGATGGATATCCTTCTAATGGAAGAATTGCATGGGCATTATGGGGTGGAGATGCTGGATATAGCTGGTCAAAAAGATTAGTAGAACAAATGAAAAAAGAAGAAGATAGAGCTTTGCCTGATGCACTTAAACTAGGCGATTTTGTTAGTTGGAATAGTGCTGGCGGAAGAGCTAGAGGTAAAATAATTAAGATAGAAAGAGATGGGAAAATTAACATTCCTAATAGTGAATTAACTATTACTGGAACTGAAGATGACCCTGCTGCATTAATACAAGTTTATAGAAGTGGTGAACCTACAGATATTGAAGTAGGACATAAGTTCAGCACTTTAACAAAGATTAATCCCATTAGGGATTTAAACGATTTCAATTCTGCTGAATTGGAAAAACATCCTTTATTAACAAATGAAGAGGAGATATCTATGAATAAAGAAGATAGACATATCCTTAATGTGAGTGAAACTGACGATAAAGTTATTGTTGAATTTGCAAAGCATGAGGATGTAGAACATGAAGGTGAAGAATTAGAGACAACTGACGAAGTATCTATGACTGAATCAAGTGAAGAAGAAAGAAAAGTAATTGATATGCCTATGAAATATAGAACTATTGATTTATCAAAACATTCTTATCTTGATGAAGAAAAAAGAATAGTTCGCGTAGGTGTTTCTTCTGAAGAACCTGTAGAACGTAGTTTTGGGATGGAAGTCCTAGGACATTCTGCTGGAGATATAAACATGGAGTTTATAAATTCAGGCAGAGCACCATTATTGCTTGACCATGATATGACTAAGCAAATTGGTGTAATTGAAGAATTCAAATTAGATGAGACAGCAAAAAGGACAACTGCTGTAGTTAGATTTGGTAAATCTGCTTTAGCTCGTGAAGTATTTGAAGATGTGGCTGATGGTATACGAATGAACATTTCAGTTGGCTACAGAATTGATAAGTTGGAACGATATCAAGAAAATGATGAAACTTTTTATAAAGCAATGTGGACACCAATGGAAGTATCTAGCGTGTCCGTTCCTGCTGACCAAAGTAGACTTGTTGGAGTGGGTCGTTCTAAAGATAAACAACACAAAAACATTGAGGTAAAACTAATGGAAAACGAAAAGAAACAAGATATTAATCTTGACGAAGTTAGAACTCAGACTATTGATGAAGCAAAAGCCGAATTTAAAAGAAACTCAAAAGAGATTATAGATTTAGCTGCTAGACACAATAAAAGAGATTTAGCTGATAAAGCAATTAGTGATGGTATTTCAGTTGAAGAATTTAGAGGTGTATTATTAGAAAATATTTCTAACAACACTCCACTAGAAACTCCTTCAGAAATCGGCATGACTAAAGAAGAAGTAAGAGAATTTAGCCTAGTAAAAGCTATTAGAGCTATGGCTAACCCATCTGACAGAAAAGCACAAGAAGAAGCAGCATTTGAATTTGAATGTTCTGCTGAAGCTGCAAGACAGTATGGTAAAGATGCTCAAGGTATCATGTTACCTGCTGAAGTTCTAAGAACTTGGAAGCAAAGAGATATTAATTCATCTGATGATTCAACTCTAATCGCTGAAGATTACAGAGGTGGAGACTTCATTGATGTATTAAGAAACAGCTCAAGCGTAATGCAAGCTGGTGCAACAATGCTTAGAGGATTACAAGGAAATGTTGTAATACCTAAGAAAACTGCTGCTTCAAGCGGTGGTTGGATAGCAACCGAAGGAGCTGCTGCTGCTGAAAGTGAATTTACTTCAGGTTCAGTAACTATGTCTCCTAAAGTAATTGGTGCTTTCACTGATGCTACTAGACTATTACTACAACAATCATCATTAGATGTTGAGAACTTAATCAGAGATGACCTAACACAATCTATAGCTACTGCTATTGATTTAGGTGCTTTAGCTGGTTCAGGTTCAAGTGGTCAGCCTACAGGTATTGCTAATACTTCAGGCATTAACACAACAACTTTTGCTGCTGCTAACCCAACATGGGCTGAAATTGTAGCTATGGAAAGTGCTGTTGCTAATGACAATGCTTTAAATGGTTCTTTAGGTTACATCTGTAGACCTGCTGACTTTGGTACTTTGAAAACAACTGAAAAGGCTACTGGCACTGCTCAGTTTGTTGTTTCTCCTGACAATAGCATGAATGGCTATAATGTAATCAGAAGTAATCAAGTAACAAGTGGTGATTTCTACTTTGGTAATTTTGCAGACCTATTAATTGGTATGTATGGTGGACTAGATATTACTGTTGACCCTTATGCATTATCAACTTCAGGTGGAGTAAGAATTGTTGCTCTACAAACTGTTGATGTTGCTGTAAGACATGCAGTATCTTTCTGTAAATCATCTGACTAATTAGCTGATGCTTAAATGGAATGGGGGTAGCAATACCCCCAACTTAAATATGAAAAAATATAAAATTTTACAAGATACAATGGCTGGCGGTTCTAAGGTTCATGCTGGAGATATAGTTGAACTACCTGAGCATGAAGGTCATGCTTTATGTGGTTATGGAAAAGCTGAAGTACATACAGCTAAACCTAAAGCAAAAAAAGAAGATAGAAGCGTAGGTTTAGAAACTTCAAACACAAAAGCTCCTAAGACTAGAGCTAAAAAGTAAATCATGCCTTTAGAGAGTGCATTAGATTTTAACGCCTATGTTGATACAACAACAGGTCATGGTGTTACTGCTACATTCTTTGAAGTGCAACAATCCTTATGGGATGATTTCCCATTAATAGATACCCTCTTTGATATTGATTCAGGATTCTCTAAGAATATTAATATCATTATTGACCAAGAATATTTCAATATAGAAGGTGGTACTGTTCCTGTTGCTGGTTATCAGCCAAGAGCAATAGTTAAAGCATCTGATGTACCTTACATATCTCAAGAAGATAGATTAATTGTTGATGCAATAACAACTGATAAAGGTAGTGTTTTAAAACCTCAAACAGCATTTACTGTAAGAACAGTTGAACCTGATAATACAGGTTTAGTTTCTTTGGTTTTAGAGGAAGAGTAATGTCTCAATTTAGATTAGAAACTGAATTAGATATGGCTGGATATTTAGATATTAATTTTGGTCATGGTGTATCTGCTGTTTATACAAATTCAGGTACTTCTACAACAATTAATATTATTTTAAATAATGAATATGTAGAACAAGATGAAGGTGTTGGTGTAGAAGCATTAAAACCAATAGCCTATTGCAGAACTATAGATGTACCAAATATTGCATTTGGAAATAGATTAGATGTATCTGCAATAAAAGATACAAATGGTAATATACTCAAAGCAGCACAAAGCTATACTGTTGTTAATATACAAGCAGATAGAACAGGTTTTAGTGCATTAATGTTAGAGGAAATATAATGGCAAATCATGTAAGACAACAAATAAGAGAAAAGTTTGGTACTACTTTAACTGGTTTAACTACAACTGGTTCTAGAGTTTATGAGTCAAGGGTTTATCCATTAGAAACAGTACCAGCATTAGTTATTTATACTAAGTCAGAAACATCTGAACCAATAGTTATAGGTACTGATAGAGTTATGAGTAGAGAATTGTCAGTGGTAGTAGAAGGATATGCAAAAGCTACTAGTGACTTTGATGATACTATTGATACAATATCAAAAGAAGTTGAAGAAGCAATAGCAGCAGATAGAACTTTAGATGGATTAGCTAAAGACTGCTATTTAGAATCAACAGAAATAGAGTTTAATGGTGAAGGTGAGAAACCACTAGGATATGTGAGTTTAACCTTCTTAACAAATTACTATGTTCAGGAAACTAATCCTGATGTAGCAGTATAGGAGACAAATTATGAAATTAATTAGTCCAAATGGTAAAAGTTCTGTAATAGCTCACCCTACTCAGGTTGAGTCAATGAAGAAAAAGGGCTGGAAAGAAGAAGCAGTCCATTCGCAAGATAAAATTAAACCTTCTTCTAAGAAAAAGTCGAAAGACGAGGTAGAAAATGGCAACACATAAAGGAAGTGAAGGAACTGTAAAAGTCGGTTCTAATGCTGTAGCTGAAATTAGGTCTTACTCAATAGAAGAATCTGCTGATACTTTAGAAGATACTTCAATGGGTGATTCTGCTAGAACGTATAAACCATCATTGACTTCTTTCTCAGGAAGTTTAGATGTATTTTGGGATGAGACTGATACTTCAGGTCAAGGTGCTTTAACCATTGGCTCAGAAGTAACTCTTAATGTATATCCTGAGGGAGATACAACTGGTGATAGTTATTACACTGGCACAGCTATTGTTACTGGTGTTTCAAGAAGTGCATCATTTGATGGATTGGTTGAAGCTAGTATTTCAGTGCAAGGCACTGGTGCTTTAACACCTGATACAGTATAAGAACATGAAAGCAATTGAGAGAGCTAAGGAGCATTTTGCACAGCAAGATGTAAAAGTAATTGAAGTGCCTGCATGGGGTGATGAAAATGAATCACTTAAAATATATAGTAAGCCATTAACGTTAGCTGAAACTTCTAAACTTTATAAAATGAGTAAAGATGATGATTTAACAATGATGGCTTATGTTCTTATTTACAAAGCACTAGATGAAAATGGAGACAAATTATTTGATTTATCAGATAAAAGAGCATTACTAAATGATGTAGACCAACAGATTTTAGTTGATGTAGCAACTCAAATTATGGGTCAAAAACCCATTGAGGAGACGAAAAAAAACTAATAGAGGATAGTAATTTATATATGCAATATGCATTAGCAGAAAAATTGCATAAGACCTTAGAAGAATTACAGGAAATTACTATCCAAGAATATCAAGGATGGATAGCTTACCTAGAGTTAGCACAAGAGAAAAGAAATAATGGCAAATAAGAAAGTAGCATTTACATTAACAGCAGTAAACAAAACTAAAGCTGCATTTGATGCTGTTACTAAAAGTTTAACAAAAGTTGGTAAACTTGGTAAAAACACTGCTATGGGTGTTGGAAAAGTTGGTTTAGCTGCAACTGGTGCTGCAACAGCTTTAGGTGCTTTTGTAAAGGTTAATACTGATGCCATTGATAGATTAGGAAAAACAGCAAGTAAACTTGGAATCAATGTAGATTTATTGCAACAAATGAGATTTGCAGCAGACCAAACAGGTATTGCTCAAAATACTTTGGATATGGCATTACAAAGATTTATCAGAAGAGTTGGTGAAGCTCAGAATGGTACAGGTGAAGCTAAAGCTGCATTAGAAGAATTAGGTATCCAACTTAAAAACAATGATGGTACTTTGAGAAGTACAGAGGAAGTTTTATTTGATGTTGCTGATGGTATTAAAAATACTGAAGATGCATCAACTAGATTAAGACTTGCTTTTAAATTCTTCGATTCTGAAGGTGCTGCATTAGTTAATACATTAAAAGGTGGTTCTGCAGGTTTACAAGAATTTTTCCAAGAAGCTGAAGATTTAGGAATTATTATTGATGCAGAAACAACAGCAGCTTTTGAAAAGTTTGGTGACACAACCAGTATGGCTTTCAAACAAATTAAGACCTTTTCCCAATATATAATTGCTGCATTTTTACCAGTATTACAAACTTTAGCTGAACGATTTATTGAGATGATGAAACATACAGCAAAGCTAGCTGGTGGATTTAAACAATTAGGCAAAGATATTGCTGTTAGTATGGTGAATGGTTTGGAAAAAGCTGTAGTTGCTATGGCTAATTTTTCTAATTCAACATTAGAATTATTTAATGCATTTGGATGGTTTGATGGTGCAATAGTTGATGTCGATAAATTAAAACAAAAATTTGAAAATATAAGAACAGCAATAACAGAAGTTAAAGAGCCATTAAAAGAAGTTAATGAAGAAATAGATACTACAGTTAATAACACAAAAAAATTATCGCAACCAGTTCAAGCATTTGTAAGTCAATTGCAAGATGTTGAAAAGTCAATGGAAAAATTAACTGTAAATACAATGAAAAAGTTTGAAGATGCAATTATTAATTCATTAAAAGCTGGTAAATTAGAATTCAAACAATTTGCAGATTATGTTGTTGAGCAATTATTAAGAATTGCGATACAAAAAATGATTATTGCACCTATAACTGGTAAGTTTGAATCATTCTTTGAAGGATTAAGTTTTGCAGGTGGTGGCTATACTGGTTCAGGTGCAAGAGCAGGTGGTATTGATGGTCAGGGTGGATTCCCTGCAATATTACATCCTAATGAAACTGTTATTGACCATACTAAAGGTCAAGGTATGGGAGCTACAGTTAACTTTAATATATCAACAGTAGATGCTGCTGGATTTGACCAGTTACTAGCATCAAGAAAAGGATTGATAACATCAATCATAAACAATGCCATGAATAATCAAGGCAAAATGGGGGTAGTATAATGTCAGGACAATTTCCAACATCTCCTAATTTTAGAAGTATAAATTTTAAAGATAATAGACCTACCTTATTGAATCAGACTTTATCAGGTAGAAAACAAGTCAGACAAATAGGTAGTCAATATTTTTCTTTTACAGTACAAATGCCACCTTTACAACAAGAAAAGTCTCAGGAAATATTTGCATTTTTACAAAAACAAAAAGGTTCTTTTGAGGACTTTACTATAGTCGCACCATTAGATAATTTAGGTGCAGGCAAGTCAGAAACAGATATTCAAGTAGTTGGAGCACATACATCAGGAGATGCTTCTATAGCCTTAGATGGCTTTACAGCTAATCAGACAGGTGCTTTAAAAGCTGGAGATTTAATCAAGTTTGCTAATCATAGTAAAGTTTATATGGTGCGAGATACTGCTGATTCATTGTCAGCAGGTGAAATGACATTAACTATATCACCAAATCTAGTAGCATCTCTAGCAGATAATGAAGCTGTTACTGTAAACAAACCTAGCTTTACTGTTTATCTTGAAAATAATGAGATTATGTATTCAACAGATGCTAGTGGTTT